AACAAACAAATTAATTAGCCTAATTGACAGTCCACAGATAGAAAGAGGGGATGATTTGCGTTTAAAAGCAGCAGAATCATTATTAAATAGGGTAGGATTAGGAAAAGAAGAGACACATAATCATAATGTACAAGCTTTACACGGAGTTGTACTGTTACCTGCTAAAAAAGAGATAAAAAATGCCGTTTCACTCAAATAAATCTTCACCTAGACCTGATAGAGAAACTAAATCAGACAGAAAACAACAAGAAAAGATACGTCAACGTGAAGCAGATAGGCGAGAAGCAGAGAGAGGAAGAAAAGAGAGAGAACGTGCAATAAAAGCACAACAAGATGCTGCAAGAATAAAAGCCGCAGAGAAAGCTAGGCAAGATAGGGAACGTGCTAAAGCTATGGCCGCATCTATTCGTGCTAAAGCAAAAGCTGCAGCAGAAGCTGAAAAACGTAGAAAAGCATTAGCCGAACAAAGAGAAAGAGAACGTGCCAAAGCTGTCGCACAAAAAGAACAGGAACGTTTACAAAAAGAACAGGAACGTTTAGCAAAATTAGCAGCAGCTGAAAAACGTAGAAAAGAATTAGCCGCACAAAAAGAACAGGAACGTTTAGCAAAAATTGCAGCAGAAGCTGATTACAATAGAAGAAGAGGAATATATCAGGATGCAATAGCAGGTATGGAAAACCCAGAGGTAAATCCTGTTGTTCAAAGATTATTAGCACAAACTATTGATGCAGGAACTATGGGAACTATGGGAACTGTGGTAGCAAAAAAACGTGGTGGACCTGTAGGCTATACAAAAAGATGGCAAGATGCAAGAAAAAAATCCAAGACCTAGAGGAAGACCAAAGAAAGATCCTAACGCACCAACACAGTCTTACCACCTGTCATCATTGGAACGTGCAAGACGAGCAACACAGCGAAAGATAAAACGAAATAAAACAGCAATAAAAAATGCTGAAGATAAATTACGAAAGCATAAACAGAATGTTAAAAACATTGAAGTTAAAGCTAAAAAAATTGAAAATGGACTTAGCGGCAAAGATACTAGAGTTATCGATATGGGTGACGTTGAATCTACAGCTTCGCCTGTTGAGGATCTGGTTCAAGATCAAGAAGTTATATTCAAACCTAACAACGGTCCTCAAGAAGAATTTTTATCTTCCTCTGAAGAAGATGTGTTATACGGTGGGGCTGCAGGAGGGGGCAAGTCTTTCGCTTTGCTTGTTGATCCTCTCCGTTATTGTCATAACCCTAATCATCGTGGTCTTCTCCTAAGAAGAACACTTGATGAACTAACAGAACTTATAGATAAGTCAAGACAGTTATACCCAAAAGCTTTTCCTAAAGCAAATTTTAGAGAATCAAAATCCACATGGGTATTTCCCTCTGGAGCAACAATGTGGTTTACATACCTTGATAGGGATAAAGATGTTACAAGATTTCAAGGACAAGCTTTTAATTGGATAGGAATAGACGAGATAACGCAGTATCCTTCACCTTACGTGTGGGATTATTTAAGATCTAGATTGCGTACAACAGACCCAGAATTGCAACCATACATGTCTATGCGTTGCACTGGAAACCCCGGTGGAGTCGGTGGATGGTGGATTAAAAAGATGTATATTGATCCATCAGAATACAATAAAGCTTTTCCTGCAACAGATGTAGAATCAGGGCAACAACTACTGTATCCAGAGGGTCACGAAAAAGCAAGGCAACCGTTGTTCTACCGAAAGTTTATTCCTGCACGGTTGACTGATAATCCCTATCTGATGCAAGATGGTCGATATGAAGCCATGCTCAGATCGCTCCCAGAAGTTGAACGGAAGAGACTTCTTGAAGGGGATTGGGATGTCGCAGAGGGGGCGGCCTTCCCAGAATTTTCTAAAGAAAGACATGTGGTTGAACCATTTGAAATGCCAACCAACTGGCCCAGAATACGTGCAGCAGACTATGGATATGCAAGTCCATCATGTGTATTATGGGGTGCAATAGATTGGGATAATAATATATGGGTATACAAAGAACTATATGTTAAACAGCACACAGCCGAACAACTAGCTGATAAAATACTGGAGATGGAAGAGTATGATCCAATGCCTTATTACTCTGTACTTGATGCATCGTGCTGGAACAGAACAGGCGTAGGACCATCAATAGCAGAGTCAATGATGCGACTTGGTGTTCGTTGGACACCATCAGATCGTAACAGGTTGCAAGGTAAAATGGAAATACATAGACGATTAGCAGATAACCCATTGACAGAACTACCAAAAATCCGTATATTTAATACATGTACTAACATAATACGACAACTGGCAGGAATACCGTTGTCAAAGACTAATTCAGAAGACGTAGATACAAAAGCTGAAGACCACGCATATGATGCATTACGCTATATGGCAATGTGCAGAATGAGTGGTCATGTGTCTATACATAAGAGTTTGCAAAATATTAAACAACAAACTTACCAACCTCAAGATAAAACGTTTGGTTATTAATGGCAGCAAAATTTAAATTAATAGAAGATACAAAATTTAACCCTAGTGTAACAACTTTGGAAGAGTTTTTAATGATGTACGGAAAACTCAACGATCCAAAAAAACCTGCGGCTTGGGGTGCAATTTTACGTAATAACGAATACTTTAAACCATTTCTAAATAAAACACTAACAGAACTTTTAGAGTTTGGGTCAGATATGGATAATAATCCTCTCTATCAAGCAACTTTAAAAATGATAGATAACGCAAAGAAGAATCCAAAAACAAAAGATAAGTTAGCGATTACTGCACGAAGAAAAATATACTCTTTAGTTTCTGCGTTAGAAGCTAACGTTGAAAAACATTGGTATAAGGTAAGTAATCAACCTTTAGACTTGTCGTTAACAGGCATTGTTTTTAACCCTTCAAAACCTAAACCTAAATCATACAGATATACATTTAATACAAGATTTCTTCCAAAATACTTGTTAAAGCTTGCTCAACACGCTGCTGATAACCCTAAAGATAAACCAGTTGTAAGGGCATTAATGTTTCAAATAGCAAAAGGACTTAGACCGGGAGAAGTTGCAAATCTAACACAAGAGTCGCTTAAACCAAGATTAGAAGGAAGTGTAACTTCAGGTTTAGTTACTTTTAATGAAAAGATGAGTAAAATAGATAGATCGGTTGTAATGAATCTTCCTTTAGGTCCTATGGATTATGCTATTCTACAACAGGCTATGGGCGATAATCAAGCAAGAGAACTTTTAGGGGGTAAGCTACCAATATTTGTAAAAGATGATGGTAAACCTGTAACAACGTCAGATATGACTAGGGTAACTAAATTAATTAAAGTTCCGGGAATACTAACAGATTACGAACCTGAAGTAGAATTTGATAATGACGGAAATGTTACGAAAATTATTCGTGATGGTCCTATTGTTTTAGATACAGTTCCAATAGCTTATTTTTGGAGAAATTTTAATGCAACATTAGCTTTTCAAGCAGGAATATCTCACGAAGATGCAGGAAGGGATGTAGGAAGAGATTTAAGTGCTGGAGGAGGAGAACAAAAAGGTTATGTAAGTCCTGAAGCTGGATTTTATTCTGCAGAACAAGCAAACGCTGCCATACAAAAAAATAAATATCTTTGGGATATGTTTTTACCTCTCATAGCAGCAGGTGAACAGATTCCAGAGGGTTTTAGATTAGATTGGAACACAGATCTTATAAACGTGGCTGAAACTGGTGGAAAGTATCCTATAATAGATTCTAAACAAGATACAAATGTTAAAACGATTGTTAATACAGCAGATGTACCTACAGGAAATATACAGATAGGATCAGAAGATGCTTCTGAAATTGGGGTTGGAAGCACTCAATCAACAGAACAATATAAGGTAGGGGAAGTAGATAAAAAACCAAAGTTTCATTATCTACTTAAAAAGAAAGTTGATAAAACCATTGATGTAGCTAAAAAAATTGGACAGTCAGCAAAAGATAATTTAAATACAGGTATTGGTTTTACTTTTGGTGGATTAACTCTTGCAGGTTTAATTGCAACACCAAAGCAAGCAATAGCAGATATTGCAAAAGATGTTGCATTTGAAAAATTTTTTCTTAAACTAGGATTAGCAGCTAACCCTGCAACAGGAGCTGCAACATTTGCATCAACTGTTCTGGGAGTTAACCAAATGGGAGGATATAAAATAGACCCATTGACTAAAGAAAAATACCAAATGAGTGAAATGCCACCATCTACATTTTTATCAGATGAAGAAAAAGAAAAAATTAAGTTTGCACAAAGTTTAGATTATTCAGATGTGAGTGATCCTAATAAAGTCTTACAAGGCACACAATATGATAGTCTAAAAAAACAACTGTCTAATGAAAAGAAATCTTTTTTAGATGGTAAACCAACAGGGATTACTGTCATTAACCCTGAAACTCAAAAAGAAATGACAGGTAACTTTTAAATATAAGGAGAAAATTATGCCGGGAGGTAATTATAATTTTGGTGCTTCATACATTATGAACAGTGATAAGACATCAGTTGATGATCCTATGGGTTCAAATGTATTAAACAGAGAGTCTTTAGAATTTGATACTAGAGCATCAACAGATGTTCTAACTCAAGATGCTCCAAAGAAGCAGACAAAAACTACTGTTGATAATTCAGTATTTTCAATGGCTGAACAACGAGACTACTAAACTTTCATGGATGATAACTTTTTAGAACCTGCTGACGATACACCTGTATCTGTAGCTACGCCTGAAGAGCAAATGCCGGGACTTGCAGGTCATGTGTATGGCTTGTTTAAAAGTTCAGAGGATGGCAGGTATTCTCACGAACAGAAATGGTTACAAGCATTTAAAAACTTTAGAGGAATCTACGATAATACAACACAGTACAGAGATTCAGAAAAATCTCAAGTATTTATTAAGATTACCAAAACTAAAGTTTTAGCTGCTTATGGACAACTTATAGATATACTATTTAGCAATAAAAAGTTTCCTATAAATGTTGAGTCTACACCTGTTCCTGAGGGTATTGCTGAATTTGCTCACATGCAAACTCCTATAGATCAGATTGTTCCTGATCCTTATGGATTTGCAGGAGATGGCAGGGATATACCAGCAGGTGCTAGTGATCCAACGGAACTAGGTGCATATGCTAATTTACCATTGCAAGAAGGTCCGTCAAAAGCTGGTGAACCACAGGTTAGTCCTGCTCAAAAATCAGCACTAAGAATGGAAAAAGTTATACATGATCAACTATTGGATACAAATGCCGTAACTGTATTTAGAAATGCTATATTTGAATCAGCCATGTTGGGAACAGGAATTATAAAAGGTCCTTTTAATCATAATAAACGTGTTCACAGATGGGGTACAGATGAAGAGGGAAATAGAGGATATGATCCATATGAAAAGATTGTTCCAAGATTAGAACATGTATCAATATGGGATTTTCATCCAGATCCTGCGGCAACCAATATGCAAGACTGTGAGTATGTTATTGAACGTCATAGAATGACTAGACAACAACTACGAGCATTAATAAATAAACCTTATTTCAATGCAACAGCTATAGAAGAAGCTTTAATCAAAGGACCTAACTATACAGATAAATACTATGAAGATACTATTCGTGATGAAGATAATCAGACAGATTACGAAGGTAAACGTTTTGAAGTATTAGAATACTGGGGTGTTCTTGATGCTAAGATGGCTAAAGAAGTAGGTTTAGAAGTTGGTGATCTATCAGACATGGATCAAGTGCAGATAAACGCATGGGTATGTGGTCAAAACATATTAAGATGTGTACTAAATCCATTTACACCATCTAGAATACCATACTGTGCTTTTCCTTATGAAGTAAATCCTTATCAACTATGGGGTATTGGTGTAGCAGAAAATATGGAAGATGCACAGTTACTTATGAATGGTCATGTTAGAATGGCTATCGATAATTTAGCATTAGCAGGTAATCTTGTATTTGATGTAGATGAAGCAAGTTTAGTTCCGGGACAAAACATGGACATCTTTCCGGGTAAAATATTTAGAAGACAATCTGGTGTAACAGGAACAGCTATCAACGGATTGAAATTTCCAAACACAGCAGGTGAAAACCTACAGATGTACCAGATAAGTCGTCAACTTGCAGATGAAGAAACTGGATTACCATCAATCATGCATGGACAAACTGGTGTATCAGGCACAGGTAGAACAGCTGCTGGATTGTCTATGTTATTAGGTGGTGCGTCATTATCTGTAAAAACAGTTATAAAAAACATAGATGACTATCTATTAAAACCTATCGGAGAAGCATATTTT